TTCGGCACAGGGGTATGGGTTCTGGGCGTTTGGCCGTGGCCAGTCGCCGAGGGGTATTAAGGAATCGAGTTTTAGGCCAAAGTATGGATTAATTGATGATATCGACGACAAGAAATTTGTAAAAAATGAGGAGCTTGTTGACGAAGTTTTGGAATGGATATTTGAAGATTTTTACGGCTGTTTGCCAATTACCGGCAGCCGGTTGGTAATGATAGGAAACCGCATACATCGCAAAAGCGCCCTGGCAAAATTTGCCGGAGATATTGATGAAGGCGACCCATTACGTGAGGGATTGTATCATTCGAAAGTGTACGCGCTCGAAAACCCGAAAACCCACCGCATGGATTTGTCGGACAAAGCTGTACCGGCATGGAAGGAACGATATACCAGCGAAATGCTTTGGAACAAAATTAACCGCATGGGCCGCCGCTCGGGTTTAAAAGAATACTTCCACCAGCACATTATTCTGGGTAAAATTTTTAAGGAGGAGCATTTACCGTGGGTTGACATTTTGCCCCTTAGCGCTTATGATGCCCTGGTAACTTACAACGACCCAAGCTATAAAAAGAGCATGGCCAGCGACTGCAAAGCCATTGGCCTTATTGGTAAAATTGGCCGCTTTTATGATATTATTGATGTGTTCGACCGCCAGTGCTCAACCGCCGAAATGGTGCGCGGCCACTACTCCATCGCCAGCCAGGTTCCGGGTCACCTAAAAATTGCACACTGGATGGAGGCAAACTTTATACAGGATTTAATGCTGGAGGAATATTACCGCTACGGCGACGAGCACCCGCCAATATTGCGCATACGTGGCGACAAACGTAAAAAGCCCGACAAGGAGGTGCGAATCGAAAACCTTTCGCCACTTACCGAGGCAGGTTTTGTAAGGTTCAACCGGGCGCTGAAACAAAAACCCGATATGATTACCCTGCGCGACCAGTTCCTGGGATTCCCCGACCGACGTATAAAAGACGACGGCCCCGACATGGTTGAAGGCGCAATATATAAACTTGAAAAGAAAAAGGCGAAGCAGGGCGGCGGTTCGCGCTTTGCAACCGGAAAGTATGAACGCGACAACATTAGGGCGATTTATTAATTAAAAATTAAAAAAAACTGCTATGCAATTTCTGACTGACAATGATTTAAAAGGCGTAATTGGCGCTACAACGCTTACCACTTTGCAGGGTATCAACTCCGAAAATCTCGGCAACGCTGAGGAGCTTGCTTTTTCTGAATTGGACCCGCTGCGGCAGAATTACGATATCGACGGCGAACTGGCAAAAAGCGCCACAGCACGCAACGCCATGCTGGTGCGTATGCTGGTGCACATTACTGTTTTCTACCTGTTTAACACCGTGGAAGATGTTGACATACCCGACCGCGTAAACACCAACTTCCAGAACCAGTTGAAAACTATCGAGAAAATTGCAGCCGGTAAAATGTCGGCAACGTTGGATTCTATCGTTGACGAAACAACCGAACTGCCTAACAGCAAATATCGCTTTGGCGGAAATGATGCCAGGGATAACGATATATATTGATACTTGATACTTGATACTTGATTCTTGATATTTGATACTTGATATTTGATAAATTTTTAATATATGGGATTATTCAATTTTTTGGCAAAAACACAAACACAGGAGCAAACCCCGAAAAAAGGCACCGGTAAAAAAGGGAGCCGCCTGAGCGACCAGGTAAACCTGCCACAGCGCGACCGGGTGCAAATGGAACTGGGCAACCTGCGCAGCTATGTAAACGATGCAAGCGACACACAAAACCCATCGTGGGTGGAGCTGTACCGAATGTACTTAAACACACTTACCGACCCCGAAGTAATTACCCAGCGCCGGATTGCAATCAACAAAATGAAGGCCGAAAAGTTTGTGATATCAAAAAACGGCGCTGACAGCGATGAGCTTTCTGCCCTTTTCAGCCGCCCCTGGTTTAGCCAGTTTAAAGAGGCTTTAGTTGATGGGGAACTATGGGGATACCGGCTCGCGGAGTTTGGCCAGTTCGACGAAAATGGCGAGTTTATTGATTGTAAATTATTCCCACCCATGAATGTTTACCCACACAACCGCAATATTATTATCGACGTTTCAGCCAGATCCGGAATTCCGTATGCCAACAGCGACCCCGATAAAGGCGCAATACTAAACCCCGCCGACCTTTTTCTGCTCGAAATTGGCCACCCCGCAAGCCTGGGGCTGCTGGAGCTTTTAACACGCGAAGTAATTATAAAAAGCTTTGCCCGCCGCGACTGGAACGAGCACTCCGAAAAATGGGGAATGCCACACCTGATTATTAAAACCGATGCCGAGGGCAACGACCTGAAGGTAATTGAAAATGGAGCCCGTAATTTTGCCCGAAACGGCTTTGCCATTATTGGCACCGACGACGAGGCGGTTACCATTTCTGATAGCGGAGCGGGCAGCAGTCACGAAATTTACAACGCCAACATTAACATGTGCGACATGTACATTTCGAAAATAATTAACGGGCAGTATGGCACCGGCACCGAAAAAAGTTTTGTAGGCACGGCAGAAGTGGCCGAGCGTATATTAGACGACTTCCACAGCAGCCGGTTACGCGATGCCCAGGAAGTGATAAACTACAACCTTATACCCTTTTTGGTGCGCTGGGGCTACCCGCTGGAGGGTTGCACTGGCCGCTTCCCGGTGTTAGATGCAGCCCCCTCCCTCTCCCCCGATGGGGGAGCGGAAAAACCGGACGATGATGAGCCGGTTGAAAAGCAAAAAAAACAGGAAGCAAAAGTAACCGGTAAAAAAAAAGCTTTAGCAGTTCCATGGAAATAAAACGCATTGTGGCGGCAGAAAACCATCTGTTTAGCGTTGAATCTTTTGCAAAAATACTGGCGCAATATGCAAAACAGGTGCAAATGGGCACAGGCGTTGATCCCGAGAAAGCAAAGAAAAAAGACCCGCGCATAAAATTGCACAACAACCTGCAAAAAGATGCTGCAAGGTTTGCCGCCTACCGCGAGGCGCAAAAAGAGCGGGAACTGAAAGCTGCCATAACCGAATTTGACAAAGCAAAAATCACTAAAAAATACAAAGATTACCTGGCAGTTGAAAAACAGGGCATTTTTGCCAATTCAGCCGCCGCCGAAAGGTGGTTAGGTTTTGCCGAAAATGCCGATTTGTACCCTAACCTGGAATGGCGCACTGCTGGCGACGCCGATGTAAGGGCAGAACACGCCATACTTCAGGGTTTAATTTTGCCTGTAACCGACCCGTTTTGGAACGTGCACACCCCGCCGCTGGGCTTCGGTTGCAGATGCGAGCTTATTCAAACCGACGAACCCGCCAACAAAAAAGAGGGTTACCAGGAAACAACAGCTCCGAAAGGTTTTGATTTTAACCCCGGCAAAGAGCAGAAGATTTTTAGCGATACCGCCGGGTATTACACCAGCGCAACTGCCGACGATTCGAAACTGATTGAAGAATGGCTTGCTGATTTTTTAGAAAATTACCAGCCATGAACAAAACATTTTTTGATAAGCTGAACGAAATTAAACGCAGTCTCCCTAATGCGGTTAAGCGGTTGCCCGGTATTGCAAAGGTGGAAGGGCTGCGCTTTATTGCCGATAATTTTGATAAGGAAGGCTTTGAGACAAAACCCGGAAACTACAAAAAATGGAAAAAAAAGGATAAAAAAGACGCCCGTAAAAAAACACTTGTTAACGAAAAACGGGGCGGCAGCCTGAAACGTAGCTGGCAGCAAAGCACCCAGGCCAAAGAAACCCAGGTTGAATTTACCAGCCTTTTGCCATATGCCGCCGTGCACAACGACGGGTTGCAGGCGGGGCGGCCACCCGGCTTTACCATGCCCGAGCGCAAAATGATTGGCGCCAGCGACGCCCTCGACTCGCGTATTGAAAAAAAGTTCGATAAAATGGTGGAGGAGATTTTTAAATGATGCTGGTTGTTGGATACTGGATACTTTTCACCCCTGCCCTAAAGGGTGACTTACAAAGTATGCTCCACTGTTCAAAAGTTCCCTTTAGGGCGGGGGGTGGTTTTAAATTCTAATTCCCGCCTGACTGACGTAGTTGGGCAGGTTTAATTTATAATTTTTTTAACATGCTTTACAACATTTACACCGCCATAAAGGCGCAGATTGATGCGGTTGATACCGCTAACACCATTAAGGGTGTGGAGTGGTACAACGCGCAGTACGAGGGTACAATTGCCAACACGCCGCGCGTATTTATAGAGTTTCCGGATCCGCTGAATTTTGAGCAGTTGAGCAAAGATGCCCGACGCTCAGAACTGCTGGTAAGGCTGCATGTGGTTACACAGGCAATGGCCGCCACCGATGGCGCCGTGCCCGACACACAAGCCCAGGCACACGAAACAACAGCGCTGCTGGTACTCGGTGCCATTGATGGTTTTACACCGCTTAAAACAGGAGCAAAACTTACCACCCGCCTGGAGTTAACCGGCTGGCAGCACTTTCATAAACACAAAGGCTGGATGGTTACTTTTGTGGAGTTTGGTTGTAAGAAAATGCTATAATGCATTATAAGTAGTTACTTTTTTGCGTCCACTTCCAACTGCTTCAACTCGCGTTCGGCGGGGGTGCGCATGTACTCGTAAAAGCGGCTGCGGCTGATGCGGTAATTTGGGAATATTATTTTTTCGTAAATGTACCTGTCGGTGCAGCCGCCCTCGAAGTTTTTAGAGTGCTTTTTGTAAATGCTTTGAATATCAATTATTTTTAGCAGAATGTTTCGCCGGTTATAACTCATCGCGTGGATTTTTTACAAATGTAACCGGTTGCGGGTTACGTGTCAAGTAAAAAAAAACTTTCGCAAAGTTCAAAAACTTTGCGAAAGTTTCGTTTTAAATGCTTTTTAAAGGTTGTTTAAATTAATTATAAATGGTCGTTTACGACCGGAAATTTACGGTTATCAAAATTAAAAATCAAATATTTTTCTGCTTCAATCCTGTTTAATATTGATTTTTTGGTTACCTGCTCCATAGCAGCCAGTTGAGCGGGAGAAACAGGTGCAAGCAGTTCTACACAGTCGTGAAGTATTTGCAGTAAATCGGCGCTGTGTAAGCGTCTTAATTTTTTGTAATATTTGCTCATAACTTTCTGATTTGGTGAATTGTTCACAGTTGTGAATTATAGATATTAAGTAGTTAGGGTGCATTTAAACGAACTCCTCAATTTTATGTGTATCGAGATTTGTATATGTATGAATTAATTTTCTTAATTCCAACCCACAAGCCTCAGCCATCTTTAATCTATCTTCAGCATTCATTCTGTCGTAATTTTGATTATCATACATTTTATCCATCAATGCAGTTTGAAATATTATAACTGCATTCATAAATTCCCTATTTGTATAATTTGGCTTATTTTCATTTCCTTTTGCATCTGCATTTTGATTTAAAATATCATTTGCAATAAATTCTAATTCTTTCTTATATGCTCTCATTTTTGATTTGAATAAAAACGCACCCTAACAATGTATATAGCAAATTGGGGGTGTCGTTCCAACTTGTATATTTATGCTGTTAATTTACTTTGTCGTGGCTCGATAGGGTAGCACATTTTAACCCCCAACTTGCCATATACTTAACGTTATACGCAAGCACTACCTTCGTACTCCGAAATCAGATTTACGTAATTTACACATACGACCATCTGGCTTATTATGAAATACAATCCCTTCAATATCGTTTGAAGCATCAGACAAATACGCCCTCAAATCCTCAAAATCTAAAGAAGGTAATTGTAATACTTCGCATCCATGTTTAACAAGTTTATGCCCTTCTATTTTTTCGGGGTTGCCTTGCACTTTGTTTCCACAAAGCTCATAAGTTCCATCGTCTTTAATTTCCAAAGCATCGAAGCCTTCAAAAAAGTATTTATCTTCATTTTTAGTTCTATCACATTTCAGCCAATGTGGATGATGTCCAGTAATTGCATCGGCTTCTTGACAAGGTATAGCACCATCAGGAACTTGTCTCCCTTTCTTCACATCGTATCTTTTGTAAAGTTCTCCGTTAATAATTGCGGTTGCAGTTCCATCAAATTTACGTGTTGCAATTACTTCTCCATCAAACACCCATTGGTTTTCGGTATTGATTTCATTGATAACTCTGCCCAAGTCGTTTGGGTCTTTTTTGAATAATGTGCTAATTTTTTTCATTTGTATTTCAATTTAAAGTTGTTACTAAATTACCCGTGCCAGCGTATAACAAAGTGTATAAGCAATAGCCGTTAGGCGTTTTAACTATTGCAGTTGTTAATATTTAATTTTCTACTTCTATCAAGGTTCCGTGTTCGGCTACTGCTAATACACTCAACCGTTATCGGTAATTAAAAAACATCCCACTCAAACTCTGTGATATATTTCATATTATACCGCATGATTTCATCGTTATTTTTATCAAACACAACTATATACCAAAGCGAATATTCACCGCAATATTGTTCAACTACTTTCAAATTACCGCCTTCTGGTTTTTTGACTAAAATTGTTTCTTGGTTATCTAAAACAATAAAATCCTTTACTGTTTTGATTTTTGATAAATCTCTTAAATCTGTTGTATTCATAATTAACTACCGCTAATTTTCTTTTTGCCTTGCCGACCCGGCTTTGGAAAGTACGCCATCAATTGCGCTTAACAGTTCATTCACCAAAGGTTGATGAATTTTTGGGATGCTATTTTTTCGCACCGTTTGGCGCGAACCGGAAAGTAGCCTTGAAAGCTCCCCCCAATTTATTATTTCTTTTGGATTCATTTTGAAAAAGCAGGTTTATTAAATACTGGTTTTTGTTCTTTCGTTTTTGTCGGTTCACTGTATTTAGGTTTAGCACCCGAACCTTGTCGAGTGCCGCCCCTTGTTTCTTTTTTAGTTTTCATCTACAAACTGGCAATATAAGTTTTCAAATTTGTTCCAACCTTCATTTGTAAGGTACTCAATAAGGTATTTCTTTTCGTCTTGTTTAATTATTCGAGCTTCACAAAATAAAGACCCGTCTTGATTAACCATATAAACACCAGTTAAACCATTTATTCTTACTGCTATTGGTTTGTACCAACCTGAGTTTGTACTATCTAAATTTAACCCAGTTAAGCATTTGTCTAAGTCATCATGCGTGTTATTGCCTACCCAAAATATTTTACCCACTGTGTTTTCAACTGCTTTTAAAGCTTTAACTTTTGCGTTGTTTTCTGTTGTGTTTACTAAAGTTGTCATCGTTTCAATTTTTTTTTGTTTTGTATCTTATTGATGAATCAAAGATAACGCAATTGTGTGATATGTGCAAGCATTTTTATAATTATTTTCACACAATTGCGTTATTTATTTCAATTCTAAATAAGTCAAAGAAAACCCCGACGCAAAAAAGAAAATAAAACAGGTGGCGGCAGTGCATTTAATCCAGGTCAGCGGGTTTCGTCAGCTACTATTCAAACACGCGACCCGTTAGAAAAACATTATGGTGCATTTAAGGAAGGTCTATCGCATTATTCAAATACCAATGACTATCTTTTAAATTCTTCCAGTTTTTAAAGTCGTTTATTGTCATTACTACTAATACTGTATCTGAATTTTCAACTTCGACAATTTTACCAAATCTCAGTAAATCTGAGATTGCTTTTTGGTATTCCATAAAAGCATAACTTTCAATCAGTTTTTCTGTTGATTCTGGATATTGTTTGTGTCTTTCAACAATTAATTTTGGTGTTATTTTTGACATAATAATTAAGAATAAAAACGCACCCTAACAAAGTGTTTATTTTATGGCTGTGGCGGCTCATTTAATGAATCGTCGGTATGTTGCGCCGTTTTCTTTTCTTTTTCTCCTTGCCACTTCCTGGCTTTGGATTTTACGGCAGCATAGAAATTGCACAGTGCGGCTTCATAACGCAGCTTTGCGCTACTATTTGCATAAGCAGCCGGAGAAAGGCCAAAGAACCCGGCTATTTCGGTATTGGTTAAGCCGAGTTCTTTCTTAAGTTCATTGATTGTCATGATTTACTGATTTACAGCATAATCAGTTTCCATTATCGAAGCCCATTTTTCCCAACCACTTTTTTCAATTTTTTCTCTTGCTTCTTTTTCCGTTGCGAATACCATCGCATTTTCTTCTAAGTTGCAGTTTTCGCCACCATCACCGATATACATTCTACCGGTATTTTCTGTTGTGTCAACAATTAAGTAATTCATAGTTGTAATTATTATTCATTTATACCTTCAAGTTGTTTTTCAATCCATGAATCAATCATGTGATTTATTTTCATTGCTTCAAAAGTCATGCACCATGCTTGTTTTTCAGAACAACTATTATATTTCAGATATTTTGCAGCAATGTCCGAAACAAAAGTGGTTGAGCAATCTCTAAGAAATTCGGCTATTGTTTCAGCGATTTCACCATGTTTTCCATTTACAGTTAAAAAAAGATTATCAAATACTCTTTTTTTGTTTTCTTCTTTTAAAATTTCTGCTGTGATTTCGTAAGTGCTTTTCATTTTGTTTTGCTTTATTATTATGAATCAAAGATAAGTATTTACTTAATATGTTGTATCAAAAAATGAATTATTTTTAAGTTTATGCTTAATTTATTTTAATTCTAAATAAGAAAAACCCACCCGAAAAAAGAAAACAAAACTACTTTTCACATTTAATCCAGGTTTCAGAAATTTTGACGCCACAAAACAAACACGCGGCCCGTTATGCCCCATTTAAGAAGCGTTTAGCATACTCAATGCCCATTTTAAATGCATCTGTTAATTTTCTTCGTTCAACCCATTTGCTATTGTGTGGGTCGCCCACAATTTCTCCGGCATAATTCAATGCTGCACAATAAACTCCCCTGTTAGTTTTGGGGTCTTCTCCTTCAAGTTGAAATATATATTGTTCAAATATTGGTGGTCTATACTCTGTTAAGCCTTCCCACTCAGG